ACATAGGTCTCATCATAACAATGAAACGCCATTAAAACTTCCATAGTAGGAAAACCATCTTTAATATCTTTCAACGATATACCCATTTTCCGCATTATCTTATCAACATTACGCTTCTCTTTATTAATAACTTGCAAATAGGCTTTAACTAAGTCGTCATTAGTCTTAAAACCACCTTCTAACATAGCGAACTCAAACATTTGTTGACAAAAACCATAGATAACAGGATTGGTAGCCATACTATCGTGGGCCAAACCAATAGCAGCAACTGCAATATCAGCATAAGTCTCACGCTCAGTATTTCCCCATACTCCTTTAAGCCAGAAGTCATCCCATAACTTGTATGGTAAAATCTCTGGCAAATAATCAGGCCAATGTGCTGGTCGTTTGATCAAATATCGCTTTAAGAAACAAACACCACGAACAGAACAATTTCCAAAATAATCAGGTATGGTCAACAAAGGAACATTTTCACGCATATCTCGTATAAGCATAGGATACCAATATTTCTTAATATAGCTCGCAAAACCATGCATATTAAAAATATGCTTGATCTCTTCATGTGTAACAAAAACATGATCATCTCCGTACACAACTATAATAAGAAACATAACATAAATCCATTTATGTATCTTATAAGCCTCTAAAGGATTGTCAAGCATAACCTTTGTAGCATAACAACACCACAAATAAGCAACTATCCAACTATTTCCATGAGATGTTTCAAAAAACCCACTAGGCATAGTACCAAAAATAACACGCCATATCTTACCAAAAAGAAGAGTGTTTTTAACACTCAAGTTCTCGGTAGACATCTTCGTAAGCTTTTCCAAAAGAGCATACTCACCATGTAACGGATCATAATAATAAAGAGTATGCAATGATTCAATCTCAAGCAAAATGGCTGCTATAGTGGCATCCAAAGTCTCAAAATCACCATCAGAAAAAATAATCCCATTAGTAAAGTTACATGATATTAGCTTAGCAAATTCATAAGCACCACCATGCAACCATTTCATACCAACTCGAATCATTTTACCACGCTCAAATTTCTGACGATCATTTTGAGTCAAATATGAAAGTAAAAGCTGAGTAAGAAACCCTATAAAATAATCACGACATTTCTCGCATTTTTTATAGTATTCTTCAATAGTTGTACACTTAGTACATTCAAATCGTTCTACTTTCTCATAGATGACATTATAACGATCTTGGCATCTAGGCTCTTCTCCACGGCGCATAGCATCGATAATCTCAAGGACCTGATTAATGGCATAAAGCATCTGCTCTTGCTTCTTGCCATTATGTGTATAAATTGTGCGAACACCATTCTCATATCTGGAATAATCCACACCTGCGCGTCGACCTGCAGATGACAAAAGACTAATAGGACAACGATACAAATCAGCTGGTTCAAAGGTCCAAACTAGCTTAGGATACTTATCCCAACCATTAGTTTTAATCAACATACGATACCCACCTGCCATAATTGCGGCATGCTCAGGAGTTGGTACGGGAGGAACTCGAGTGGCTTTACCATACCTACCAACAGTCTTAGACAATTTATTATTTTCAAGGAGACCATTCGTACTAATAATAACATTTTTGCCAAAACAAGAACCACCAAAGGCACGATTATATAGACTGAGCCTACGCAAGCATAATATCTGAAGAGAAACAAATCCCTCTGACAAACGCTTATTATCAGTCCATGAAACCCTTGCCAATCGATCCCAATAAGATTCAGCTGGTACAAAGAATATATTATCATTACAATAAGCCATAGTAAAATGACATCCTAAAGAAGAAAAAACCTTAATATCCCAGGTTTTACAGAAGAATGCCATTCCTTCAACAGGTCTAAGCGGTATATTATGAGCAATTGATGGATTAACACCAAAGAAAGGTGGAGGAATTTTAACCCAGTTAGGAGGTGTCATAAGATCAACACGCATTTCCTCCAATATAAGGCCGAACTCAGTAGTTGCAGCTTTACGTCTCAAAACTTTGTCCTTTAGAACAAAATTAGCAGTAAAAAACGCAAGTGACTCTAACACAATATCATCCTCTGTTTTTTCCCAACCAGGACCTTTCAACCTTCCCGTATACTGTAACCCCAGCATAGGAG